CCTTACAATAAAAGATATTCTTTTCTTCTGGAAAAATCAGGGAATTGTTAGATTATCACGAATTTTGTGATTCTTTATTGCATAAAAGCAAAAAAACGCCCCCGTCACCTGTTTCGACTTTTCATCTGACAGGTGACGGGGGTGTTGTCATTTGTTCCGAGTATTCAGTTCAGCAAGCTGCCGCTGGTCTGATTCTCTGTACCGTTCATCCACGCCTTCCAAATGGGAGAGACAGCGTTTCAGCTCTCCGTTCCAGTAAATCTGCCCAGTTTTCGTTTCCATCCGCTCAATGCCGGCACAAATGCAGGATAGCAGGTCGAATGTAGCCTTGCGGCTGTCCATCTGCAAAATATACCGTTCACGGCGTTGTTCATCTTCCTTTTCGCGCTTCTTGGCCGCACGGTCCGCCGCGCCCTTGATAAGAAGCTGATTTACGGCAAAGGAAATCGCGCCGCCCAAAACAGTTCCTAAGAACGCCAGCGCCGCCAAGAGCCACGCCGGAACGGTGACAGTAAACACTTCGGCTGTTCCTGCAAGCACCTGTATCCTCCTTTCAGTCGTCGGTGAGCGTCAGCAATTCGATCCATCTCGTGACGGGGAGACGGTCTAAGAGCCATTCCACGCACCATTTAAGCATCCTTCAGCACCTCCAGCCCTGCCTTGGCTGCATTAAAGGTCACCTGCGCCACCTTCCGAATCAGGCTGTCCGTGACCAGAAAACGCAAAGGAGCAGGAACCTTTGCGCGCAGCCACGACACGACAACCGCCAAACGGGCTTCGCCCAGCTTGGTGCCAACAAACTCTTTTTCGGCCTTGGTGATGGCCTCAATCGCCCATTCGGCCAGCAGAGCCTTGTATCCCAGACGAATCATGCAGGCCGCAACAACGACCAACGCCACAGCCATAATAGCAACCGTAATGATAGTAGCAGTGTTCATACCTTATCCCTTTCTCAAAGCAGCTTAGAAAGCGCCGCCTTTGTCTGCGTTCCAACGATGCCGTCCGCAGTCAGATTGTGCGCTGCTTGGAACGCCTTGACGGCCTTTTCAGTGTTTGCACCGAAGATGCCGTCTTGGTTGATGCCCAGCGCTCCTTGAAGCGCGGCATTGTATAGCCGCTGCGGATAACCGCTGGTCGTTTTTTTCAGATTTCCGGGGCCGAAGATTTCAGCCTCCCAGTTAGACGTATACGCTGCCGAACCGGGCATATTGGGGATTCCTGCATAATGATACACCGACACATAGCCCGTCTTAATGTCATTGATGCGAATTTCCCAGTGCAGGTGGCTTCCAGTACTGTGGCCCGTGCTTCCCTCGACACCGATAAGGTCGCCCGGCTTCAACTTCTGGCCTGCGGTCACGCTGATTTTGGACAGGTGTCCAAAATACATATAGTAGGCAGTCGTGCCGATCCGGACCACAACACGCTGGCCGAAGCCTTTCTTCGGGAGTGTCGCGCATTCCCAGCCGGCACGAACAACCGTGCCATAAATCGGGCAATAGATGTTATTGTCGCTAATACCTACCAGATCATACCCTTGGTGGTACGTTCCATTCGCCCGCAGGTTGCGATACGCCTGTGATACCCTGAATGTGCCTTTATAAGGAGAAATCAACAAATCCACCTCCATTTCAAACAAAAAAGCCGTGCTGACCACCAGCACGGCTTCTCTCAACGTCTTATGGCATCATACTCGGCTTGCAGGATTGCTCTCTGCTCACCATATCCTTCCGGTTCTTCGCCTGTCTCAACAGAGATATCTTCCCATTCATCTAACAGACGAACCGCCGATGCCAGCAGAGCTTCGAGTTTTTGTTCTCGGCTCAAAACTATGCAGCACCTCCTCGCAGCCTCATTCACCAAGCATCTGGCAGAGCTTCTTATACTTTTCCTCGCTCAACCGGCCACTGGCATAAAACACGTCCAGCTTCTTACGTAGTCCCTTAGTTTTGCCGCGCTCAATCATCCGAGCGCACACTTCATACAGTTCCATTGTTCTACCTCATCATTCTGCTTCCGCCGTCATCCCCAACTCCAGCAAAGTCAGGCGATATTCTTGATCCACCACAAGGGTATCTGTGCTATCCTGTGCGGCCATCAGCTTGGCCATGGGATCCTTTGCATCCTCCGCAGCTTTTGCCTGCGCGAGCCAGCCTTCATACGCAGCATTCACATCGGCTACAAGGCCGTCATAATACGGCGCTTCCAGCAGATATTCTTCGTACTCCCACCCTGTTACGGTCGCTCCCTGCTGAAGCTGCTCGTATTCGGTCGGGTTGGCAAAGAGCCTCACAATGGCGATTTCAGGCCGTTGCGGGTGGCGTTCTACCATACAAAGCCCATCCGGCTTTGCACTGCCTCTTGCTTTCATTTCGTATCACCTCTTTCAAACGCTTGATTTTGATGCTTCGTATGTACTTTTCCTTTACTCGGAAACTGTTACAGTGATTCAACTGCCCTGCACGAGAAAGAAATCCCGCCGCCTGCTGCACGGATACAGGAATACCCATTTTCTGCTTTTTCTGTATCCGTCTGGCCTGCCGTAGCATCCGCAAAAAATTTCTTCGCCGCAACGTAGTAAATCCATGCCAAAACCGGAATCCGGCCGCAGACACCGCCCGGGGGCGACCTTTCGCTTTTCGGGCAACGGCCGTGCGATACACTTGCCAATTCTCTTTCACCACAAGTCCGAGTTCGTCTCGTAAAAATTTCTCAGCCGCAACCCGCGCCCTGTGCAGCATCCGTTTATTTGGCCCGAGCATTGTGATGTTGTCCATGTACCGAGTGTAATATTTCACACCTGGCATCCTAGCTAACATCCAGTCGAGTTTTTCCAGATAAAAGTTTGCTAGCCATTGACAGATGTAGTATCCGATGGCCAGCCCCTGCCCGCAGCTCTTGAGAATGGCCCAGATGAGCCGAAGAAACCGCTTGTCCTTGATTTTGCGGCCAATGGTGCGGATGAGTCTCCGGATTGGGACGCTCGGGTAAAAGTGTCGGATGTCCATCTCGCAGGCATATCTGGTCCCTTTGGGGTCGCAGCTCATGGCGTGAGCAAGGTACTTGCGTATCCTTGCGCCGCCCCGCCCCGGAATGGACGCGCAGCTGTATGGGTGCATTCCTCGCATCAGGACCGGCTTCATGACTTCGACGATCAGACGATGGACAATGCCGTCCGGCCAGAACGGAACAATCTTCAGCTCTCGCTGCTTCTGGCTGCTGTCGTCATAGATCGTCTTGAGCTTTGGCTGGGTCGGCACATAGCTTCCCTCTGAAAGAATTTTGTAAGTCTGCTCAACATACTTTTCCAGATGTGTCAGCACCTTTCTGACTTCGTGCCGCCGGTGTTTGTGGCGAGCCGATTCGAGGATGACAAATCGGATGAGGTCTTTGTTGAGCATCTTATCGTACAAATAGCCTACTCTTTTCGGCATAACAGGATGATTCATCTCCTTTTTCGCTTCGCTGCCGTCCGAACCATAGAGGTCTACTAGGCTGCGTCCTGTTGCGAAAATTTCCACCATGTGGTGTGGGAGACCCTGCGCAAAATGTGGAGAAGAAAAAGGTGTCGAGCGCCGATGTTGCTGTTCGAGTTGGACGAGCTGTTGTTGCCGTTGAAGTAGAACAGGCCCGCATTCGAGCCGCCGTCCCAGCCGCCGCCCACATACAGCACAAGCCAGCGCAGAGCGCAGAGAATCCCTATTTTTTAAGTTTCTGCCTCACTTGGCAGGAATCGATGATTGTAAAGCTTCTGGGGGCTGCGGCCCCCAGTCCCCCTCAGGGGACGAAAAGGAGTCGAGCGCCGACGAAGCTGCCCGAGTCGGACGAGCTGTTGTTGCCGCTGAAGTAGAACAGGCCCGCATTCGAGCCGCCGTCCCAGCCGCCGCCCACATACAGCACAAGCCAGCCGCTCGAAGTCCATGAGTAGTCCGGGATGTAGGTGGTCTCGCTTCCTCCGGCAGACGAGGGGTAAATAGCCCACGGTGCAGTTGTGGATGCTCCAAGAGCGCTGATGTATCCGCTGGAAGAAGCTCTGGTTCCCGCATTGGTGTATCCGTCGGAGGTGTCATCGGCGTATTTCGCGGGGTCGGTACAGACATAGACCGTGCTGCCGTTGAAGTTTACGCCGTCCACCCAGTCGAAGACGTTGCCCCACGGGTTTTCGATGTGCCTGTACTGGACGGCAGTTGCACCGTCCGTGCCGTAAGCTCTGCCGGTATGATAGGTCATGACATCGGTACCGCCGGAAGAAATTGCCGAGCTGCCGCTGCTATAGCCCTTGCCGATTTTGCTCTGGGTGTCCCAGTCGGCGTACTCTACGATGTAGAGCAGGCCGATGGCGCACCAGCTTGCGTAGTCGTACTCGTACCAGCCGGAGCCTTTGCTCTTTGCGCCGCTGCGGGCAGATGCTCTGGTGATGCTTACCAGCGGAGACATTCCGGTGCGCGAAACATGGCCGGAGCCGGTATTGTAGCGACCGACGTATCGGCCAGAACCGGGGTGCTTGTCCCACCCGGTCTTCTGCTTGTCAGCGATGTAGTAGTACCGCTTTTTTCCACTGGCGTCGTCCACGATCTTGTACCAAAAATCCGGGATGTGGACGACTACATCACCGTTGCTGCTCCTGCTGAAGCCGTTCTCGCCCTGCTTCGGGCCAACGGCGTTGCTCACGATGTTGTACTCCTGCATACCGGCCCACGGGGCATAATCGTCAAAGGGACTACTGCCAGAGCCGGCACCAACAGCGGCCACCGGTTCGCTTGTGATATCAATGTTCACGAAACCGTTCGGGTCATTTTCCTGCCCCAGTCTTGTGCATACAGTAGAGCTGGCCCCATAATTCCAGCATACGCCAAAAATTCGAACATAGAAAAGTTTGAGGGTATACTCCCCACCCAGTTCAGTTTCGGCACTGTCCTCTGCAGTGTACTCATTCAGCACTGCCTTCACCGTCCATCGCCCGGTGCGAGGTAACGCCGTATGGTATACACCGTCCTCGCCCACCGTAGCCGTAATGATGCCGGTTCCATCCGTAATGGTCAGATTGCTTCCGGCATCCACCGTAATAGTCAGGTTCGGCAAAATCAAATCGCCTACCACTTTCGCGTCTGCCGATCTTCCAGCGATGGTCAAGCTGGCATCCGGCGGCGCACTGTCTTCACCCTTCGGACCTTGAGGGCCGGTTTTGCCGGTGTCGCCCTTCTCTCCCTTCGGGCCGGTTTCGCCGGTGTCGCCCTTCTCTCCTTTTTCACCCTGCGGACCTTGAGGGCCGATTTCACCAGTGTCTCCCTTCTTGCCTTTCTCTCCGGGATCGCCTTTTTCACCCTTGCAGGCGCCCGATGCAATGCTCTTCAGAATCTCATTCTGGAGTTTCATCTGATCTGCGAGTGCCTGGCCTGTTTCATCGCTCATCGGGTGATTGATGAGCTCCCATGTGTCATCCATTTTCTCTCCCCCTTATAAAAAATATATTATCACGGCAACACTGCGCACCGCGGAAAGCCACCGTATCGTATTGCCATACCGTGATGTACATAGTCACTTTCTTCTGCTTTTCAGATTATAACAGTCCAACATCTGCAAAGCTGATTTTTGTTAGATAATCACGGATTCTGTGATTATCTAACTACCCTTGCGAGCAAAAAAAGAAAAGCGCCCATCCGCATCCGGGCCAAATGCAAAATTTATCGATGCAGCAGATCCTGCCACTTGATTTGCAATAGCTACAGATTTGTTCATGTAGCTCAAGGCATTTTCTTCGGACGCCTTCGCGTCCGAAGCATAGCCCCTTGATGCACGTTCGCTCGCCGCCGCAGATGATGCGTTGTTTGTTGATATTTTTTCGGAGTTTCTTGCTGCAATAGCACTGGCGTTTGCCGCCGATGCACTTCGGGCTGCAGCCTGCTCGGAAGCGCTGGTGTTGGCCACAAGCCTTTTGATTTCTTCGACGTTTTTCAGGATTGCATCCGCAACATCCGCGCGAAGTGCATAGAGAAGCCGCCACTCATCGTTATCATCAAGGGCATATTGCGCTGCCATTTCAATGCAGTATGCGATGCTTGCCGGTTTCGCCAGCTTTTTAACCTTGTAAGATGCTCCCATCGACTTGCTTGTGGGCAAATCCTTGATATCCTCTAAGGTGTCCACGTAGAACGTGTACCACGCTTCGGTCTCCGTCTCGAGCAGTTTGTTTGCAATGAGAATCGACATAAATCTCCCTCCTTTCAGTCGGCTCCATCTGCGTCAGCGAATTTTATCAGTGCCTTTTCCTGCATCTTCCAAAGTTCTCTCGCGGCCTTTTCCCCGATAATTGCTTTTGCTTCATCGTAGGGCATATAAATGACTCTGGGAATGCAATCTCCCACGGATATATAG